TGGAGCTCCAAACCCTTATGGTTCAGAGTAATGGTCGTAAAGACCTGGATCCTGGAAAGGATCCCAGCGGTACATATGTACCGAGGAGACGTAGGAAGGGGCTAAAAACCCTACCTAGTCAAGGGGCTACAGGTTTAAAAGAACCTGGGCCTAACAGGAAGCAACGGCGACAAAACATGGTTTGGCCTACCCTTCCCTCTCCTTATTATAGGAGTCATGAGGGACTTAATGTCCCTCCTCTGTTCTTTTACCCCGTTGAGGCACTTGCTAACTACAAGGACCTACAAATGGGCAAAGAAGGGTTGGAATTTAGGTCAAAGCCGCTGTTGCCAGCGACCTTTCCCCGGGATGATGAGCTTTCGCTTCATCAGCAATATGCTCTGGCAGGTGAGGATCTTATACGGCTTGCTAATAAGCTTAACCGTAATTCCTCCCATCCACCAGAGGTCTCAGAGGAGACCAAGAAGGCGGCTAAGATATATCTTAGTCGCCTGCGCATACTGCAATTCCAACGGGCTACCTGGGATGCCCTATTAACAGCTTTACAAGTCGTACGGACAGAATCCTTACGACGAGGCTACGTTTGGACGGGACTTTCGTCCCGCCAACGGCGTAGTGTGCTGCGAATAAGAACCAGGATTATAGTTGACCCTTTGTTGGCTGCTCAAGAAATTAAGCAGCTCGCAGGTAAGGCACGTGCTTGGTACTTCGGTGCCAAGCTGGGCCGAGCTAACCTTGTTAGGTTCAACTATAAATGGCAGGCTCTTGAGTTTTCCTACTGTGCAAGGGCACTCCCCCCTCCCCCCTCTGGGGGAGATCTGGGACCCTTAATCAGTCGGTTAACGTCCGAGCCCCCAAAGGAGGACCCCAATTGGCGGCTATTTTGCCGCTCCTATATTAGGAGTTGGGGACCTCGCACGACCGAGGCAGACCTATTTACGGCGCCTTCTGGTCATGCAGCTTTGGGTTTCCCCCGATTTACCGGGGGCCATGCCATGGCGGTCAAACATTTATGTTTGATCGGGTCTCTTGCGAGGATAACTAGTCACAGTGGTAAAGAACCTATATCACTTGCTGACATTCCTCATCAGATTGCGTACCAGGCGTTAGACGAATTTTCGGCTAACAGGAGTAAGTTGGGTCTAGGCGAAGCCTTTGACACCCTCCCTCACCTATCACGCTCTCTACAAGAGTCCCTAAAGGCGGGTGTGTTTTTAACACTTGACAATCTCTCGATTCTCCCCGTCTTGCCAATAGTTGCTGATGAGAAAGGACTTAAGGTCCGTTATCCTACGTGTTCTTTAACCGCAGGTAATCTCGTCCAGCAAATATTGAGGAGGGTATCTGACCATGTTATGGTTCAGGACCCTCGGGTTTCTCAATCGCTTGGTGGTGCTAAGGACATAGACCTTAGCAATCAAACAGGGCTATGGTACTCGCAAGATGCGACTGCCGCCACTGATTACCACCCGCAATGGATGACCCAGATTTGGTATGAGGAATTGGCGGACTACGATCCCAGATTAAGACCTTACAAGAGGTATTTTAACCTTTTGTTCGGCCCTAAATGGCTACTAGTCCCCCAAGATGGTTCCGCCCTTTCGAACGGCGACCTCATACCGCCTCAACTCCCTGAGCAACCTAAAGCTCCAGTTGTCCATATACCCTCTGATGGAGAGTATAAGGGCTGGTCTGCGGAGGATTATGCCGAATATACTATCGGCAACTATCTCCACTGGCTGAAGGTTATTCAGGGTTTGACGACGGAACCCGACCCGTGGACACGCAGCCTCTATGAGGCGGCGTGCAGGGCCGGTTTAGAAATTCCGCCGTCTGGTACGCCTGCTCTTTGTGCAGACTCCGTACTGACCACGACAGGACAGATGATGGGTGATCCCACCAGCTTTCCCGTATTGTCTCTCTTAAGCATGTATTGCTTAAGTTTGACAATACGTCAAATACCTTATTCTAGGTATGAGATGTCGTGCATACGGAGGCTATACGCTGATCGGCGTGTACCAAGGAGAGTATTGCCGTTAGGCAAATATTGTGGGGACGATGCTATGTTCCCACATATGACCAATGAGCGCCGCAGGATCTACGATGAGTTTTTCGTAGAACGCGGCGGTGTTTTGCAAGTTACGAAATCGTTCTTGCATAAAACCAAAGCTCTGTTCACCGAGATACCCTATATAGATGGGGTGCCTCAGGAGCACACTTTTATAAGTGTTTGGTCTGCTCCCCCAGGGGGGTCCAAGGGATCCGTCTCGTGGAATACCCAGCCACAAGCAGTGACTGGGAACCCGGACGAATTCATGAGACCTCCTAGGAAATCTTTATGGAAATGTTCACCGTTCTTCCATCAGTGGAAGGCGCTGTACATGTTAGGGATGCCCATAGGTGCACCCGAACTGTATGGGGGAATTTCACACCCTTCATTTCCAAAAGTGAGTACTAAATTCCATTACCAGTGGCTAACCTATGTCGCTAGACTAAATCTTGAAGATTTAATCGTAGGCACAGCTTTAGCTCCGGCTTCCGGTACTAATAAGTCAAATATTGACTCATTTTCCCGGACATGGCTGAAGGAAATACGACTTTCCAACGAGGACCTTATTGCATATAATGCTAAGGTCGGACCGCGTCGTTTCGAAGAGGTCACGTTTAAACGTGGGCCTCGAGCGGGACAAACTCGGCTCGTTGAGAAAGGTATACCTTTAGACTTGCTACTGGTAAGGGACCCCGACCATCCTGATGGTACACTAAGACGTAGTCTAAAAGTGGCATACAGGAATGCGCTCGGGAAGCTCCGGTCGTTTGAATTCTACTTACGTGAATTCAACGATCCAAAAGTACCGTCTATGCGACTGTACGTGGATCGCTTTAGGAGGAAGATGCAACGAGTGCCAGCTATAGCTGGCTCGTTCTCTAACCTTAAAGACGACACAGAAAGGAAAATATTCGTTTTCCTGTCTGAGAGAGACAAGAGGGGAGATAACTTTCTCCAGGACCAAACCGTTTACGGTTTGGAAACCTCTTCGCCTATCCGTTGGAGGCTTATTGCCCCCACTCGGTCAGTCGAGGCCTAAGAAGACCCCCGGAAGAAACCCGGGCTACCAACTAACACCAGTGGAG